GGTGGTTGGCTTGGGTATTTCCTTGGAGGATGTGACGGTCTGCTTTATGCGCTTCTGGCTTTTGTGGTGTTGGACTACATCACTGGGATCATGTGCGCGGTGGCGGATAAGAAGCTTTCGTCTGCCGTGGGGTTCAAGGGAATCTGCAGGAAGGTTCTTATTTTTGCACTGGTAGGCATCGGACACCTTCTGGATGTTCAGATCTTTGGAGAGACCGGAGTGCTGAGAACTGCGATCATTTTCTTTTACCTGAGCAATGAAGGGCTTTCGGTAGTGGAGAATGCAGCGTATCTGGGGCTTCCGATTCCTACGAAGCTGCATAAGGTTTTGGAACAGCTCCACGACAGGGCTGAAAAGGAAGATTCCGATGAGAAGAAGGATGGTGAGAAGTAATGGGATACACGAATAGTCCGATGGTAGTTTATACGAAGTTATCCCCGAATCATTCCGGGCAGAGGACGATGGCGATTGATAGGATCACGCCTCATTGCGTGGTCGGCCAGTGTACGGCGGAAGGTTTGGGTGACTGGTTTTATAAGAGCAGCACACAGGCATCCAGCAATTACGGAATCGACAAGGACGGGCGTGTCGGGATGTATGTGGAAGAGAAGAACCGTTCGTGGTGTTCCTCTTCCGGAGCGAATGACCAGAGGGCGATCACGATCGAGTGCGCGTCCGATACCACGGAGCCTTATGCTTTCAGGGATATCGTTTATCAGAGGCTGATCGAGCTTTGTGTCGATATCTGCAAGCGTAACGGCAAGAACAAGCTAATCTGGTTCGGGGATAAGGATAAGACGCTGAATTATTCCCCGCAGAGCGGCGAGATGATTCTGACGGTTCACAGGTGGTTTGCGAATAAAAGCTGTCCGGGTAACTGGATGTACGCGAGGATGGGTGATCTGGCTGAGAAGGTGACGAAGGCTCTGCAGGGATCAGATTCGGGTTCTGGCGGTGGTTCTGCATCAAAGGGTACGCAGGCGGCTGTGCTGAAGGATCTGTCCGAGGCGGATGCGATCAAGAAGGCCGGTGCGCTTTTCACGGCTGACATGAAGAAGAGCGGCATCCTGGCATCGGTATCGCTGGCTCAGTTCATTCTGGAATCCGGGTACGGCAAGAGCGAGCTTGCGCAGAATGCCAACAATATTTTCGGGATGAAGTGCAGCCTGTCCGGGAACACTTGGAGCGGTTCCAGTTGGGATGGAAAGAGTAAGTACACGAAGAAGACGCAGGAACAGCACACGGACGGAAGCTATGAGACGATCACGGCGGATTTCCGCAAATATCCCTGCATTGAGGATTCGATTGCCGATCATTCCGCTTATCTGCTTGGGGCGAAGAACGGAAAGAAGCTCAGGTATGATGGATTGAAGGGATGCACGGATTATAAGAAAGCTGTGCAGATCATCAAGGACGGCGGTTACGCCACAAGCTTGACTTATGTGGAAAAGCTCTGCTCCATCATCGAGAAGTGGAACCTGACGCAGTATGACGCGAAGGATTCCGGCGGCGGTGAAGTGATCCGTTGGTACCGCGTCCGTAAGAGTTGGACTGACAGCAAGAGCCAGAAGGGCGCTTATAAGATTCTGGACAATGCGAAGAAATGCGCGGATCAGAATCCGGGATATAAGGTGTTCGATGCTGACGGCAACGTGGTGTATGAGCCGAAGACTGCGGAGAAGGTGCCGTTTCTGGTGAAGGTCAGTATCTCTGATCTGAATATCAGGTCTGGCCCCGGTACGAACTACAAGAGGGTTCGCTTTATTGAACCGGGTGTGTTCACGATAGTTCAGATATCTTCCGGAGCAGGTGCTTCGATGTGGGGGAAACTGAAGAGCGGAATCGGATGGATCAGTCTGGATTTTGTGAAGAGAGTTTAAGAATGACGGTCGGTGGGGATTGATTTCTCTGCCGGCCGTTATTTTTTTGCTCAAAAATCGGAAAACAGCCCAAACTCATACCTAGACCTCCAGAAAAGCCAAAGGAGGTCTAAGGTATGTTTATCCTGGAATATAAGGACGGAGTTAAGCCTGCAGAGCTTAGTCCGAAGGCAAAGGCTAATATGGAACGCTGTGCGAATTTTCTGGTGGAAATGATAGAAAAGTACGGGAAAGAGGTTCTGGAAGAGATAGAGGCTGAGGAACATGCGGCAGCAGAGAAGCAGGAACAGGAATCGTCGGACACAGATCTGTGATCCGGCGATTTTTGGGTGGTGAAAAAACTTCAAAAGGGGCGCTGACAAACCTATCAAAGCCCGACATAATGAAGTTCCGAGGTACTGTGTGACGATGAGCAACCGAAGGGAGGGATACGGTGAGAAAGAAGAAATGCTATATCTACACGCGAGTCTCTACGGCAGCTCAGACGGAAGGGTACAGCCTGGAGGCACAACAGGAACGCCTCCGCGAGTATGCGGACTATAAGAACCTTGAAATAGCCGGTGAATACTGCGATGCGGGAAAATCCGGAAAGAGCATAGTCGGAAGACCGGCATTCCTGCAGATGCTGGATGATATATCCAGCGAGAAGGACAATATCTCTTTTGTTCTGGTGTTCAAGTTGTCCAGGTTCGGACGGAATGCGGCGGACATACTGAAGTCCCTTCAGCTTCTGGAAGATTATGAGGTTGATCTGATCTGTGTGGAAGACGCCATTGACAGTTCTACGCCGGGCGGAAAGCTGACGCTGACAATTCTGTCTGCCGTGGCAGAGATCGAGCGTGAGAACATCAATGTTCAGTTCATGGCTGGTAAGATGCAGAAGATTCTTAACGGCGGATGGCCTGGAGGACCTGCTCCTTATGGATACCGCAGTGTTAATAAGGAACTGGTAGTAGAGCCGGAAGAGGCAGAAATTGTGAAGCTGATCTTTGACCGGTATATACAGGATGACGGAACACTGAATGGAGTTGCGATCTGGCTGAACAACAACGGATACAGCCGAATCAGCAAGGGCGAAGTAAAGCCGTTCACATATGACTTCATCGTGAATGTCCTTGATAATCCAACTTATCACGGAAAGATCAATTATTTCCGCAGGACAAATATCAAGGGCATAAGGAAGAATCCGAAAGATGCGGTTGAGGTTGACGGGATCCATGAGGCAATCATAGATGAAGATCTGTGGCAGCAGGCACGGGAAAAGCGGGAGGCTTCTTCCGGAAGACAGGAAAAGGTGGATGAACCTGATCGCGTGAGCCTGCTATCCGGTCTGATCAAATGCCCCGCCTGCGGGAACGGTCTTATTGCAACGAAGAACAAGCATGTCAATAAGAACCGCGGCGGTCATTACAAGACCATTCATTATTATTCCTGTCGTTACTACAGGAAATCAGCCGGAAGGACTTGCGAGTTCAAGCATACTTATAACCAGGCGAAGATCGATTCTGCGGTATTTGAGATTGTCAGTAATCTGGCGGCTCATCCGGCATTTGAAAAGGCAATGGCGATGGCTGCCGGCGGTGATGAATCTGTAGAGGCTTATGAGAAGCGGATGAAGGAAATCCGCAAGGATCTGTATCATCAGGAACATGAGAAGAACCGCGTCGGAGCGGAGCTTGATAATCTGGATGTTCTGTCTGATGACTACGATACGGAATATGAGCGGATCCAAGAGGAGATGGATGATATCTATGACAGGATAGAATCCCTGGAGCTTTCGCTTAAGAAGATAAAGAAGAAGTGCAGCGAAGCCAGGCAGGGTGTCAGCTCTATTGAAGGGATAAAGAAGATCCTGAAGAATTTCGGAAAGTTCTATGAAAAGCTGACTTCCGAGGAACAAAGGGAACTGTACCGTCAGTTTATTGAACGGATAGAGGTTTATCCGGAAGAGCAGGAAGACGGAAGGGTGCTGAAGAGCATTCATTTCCGATTCCCTGTCCGGTACGGTGAAACGGATACGATCGAGACCTGGATAGGAGCAGAGGGTGAATCTGATGATGAAATCGCCTTTGTGCTGGATTGCAGCGAAGTACAGGTGACGGTGGCGGAAGCCAAGGCGACCTACGCAGAGATCAGGGCTTATGTACTGGAGCATACGGGGATGAAGGTCTCATCATTATACATCGCTCAGATAAAGCGGAAATACGGCATAGATATCGGGATTGCTTATAACAAGCCGGAGCAGAACAAAAATCGTGTGCCGGTATGCCCGGTTGAAAAGGAACTGGCTATCATGGACGCGCTGAAGGCGTTCCGGATGCTGACAGAAGACACAGAGTATATGGAGGCGGCAGTATGAAGAAGAAAAAACTGAAGTGTTATATCTACATAAGGGTATCCACATCAATGCAGGTGGAGGGCTACAGCCTTGAAGCCCAAAGGGAGAGGCTGACGAAGTTCGCGGATTTTCAGGATATAGAGATCGTCAGGGAATACTGCGACGCAGGAAAATCTGGAAAGAACATTACCGGCAGACCGGAGTTTTCACAGATGCTGAATGATGTGGCTGAGGATCGTGACGGAGTGGATTTCATCTTGGTATTCAAGCTTTCGAGATTCGGACGAAATGCGGCGGATGTCCTCAATTCCCTTCAGTACATACAGGATTTTGGTGTAAACCTGATCTGCGTGGAAGACGGGATTGATTCTTCCAAGGATTCCGGTAAGCTGACTATTACGGTTCTGTCCGCTGTTGCCGAAATAGAAAGAGAAAACATTCTGGTACAGACGATGGAAGGACGCCGCCAGAAAGCCAGAGAGGGCAAGTGGAACGGCGGACAGGCTCCATTCGGGTACACGCTGGATTCCAAGAACAGCACGCTGATCGTCAATCCGGAAGAGGCGGAGATCGTAAAGATCATCTTTACAAAGTTTGCACATGAAGGGCTTGGAGCTGACCGGATCTGTGATTATCTGAATCAGCACGGATATACGAAAAAGAAGGTAAAGAAGAAGGAACTGAATTATTTCGCCAGAAGCTTTATCATGAAGATCCTTGATAATCCCGTTTATACCGGAAAGATCGTTTACGGCAGGCATAAGACCGAAAAGGTCAAAGGCAGCAGGGATGAATATAAGCGGGTCATGGCTGATGATTATATGGTCGTGGACGGGATGCATGAGGCGATCATAGACCGGGATCTCTGGGAGGCGACAAGGCTCAGGCGAAAAGATACCGGCGTCAAATGGAATAAGACGCACAGCATGGATCATGAGCACATTCTGACGGGTATCATCAAATGTCCGATTTGCGGCCGGAGTCTTGTGGGAACCGTCAGACGGCGTAAGAACAAGAAGTCCGTCGAGTACAAGGATGATTGGTATTATAAGTGCCTGCATCGTACAAAGATAGACGAAACGCATTTCTGTGATTTTCGACTGGTTCTGAGTCAGGTGGAGCTTAACAGTCAAGTAGAGAAGATCATCCTGGATATGGTGGCGGATCCGCAGTTTAAGGATTACATGGTGATGAAGATGGACGAGAAGGTGGATGTCTCATCACTGGAAGCTGAGAGGGATCAGGTCAGGGAACAGCTTCGTCAGGTTGTGGGAGCAAAGAAGAAGCTGGCGGAAATGCTGGACAGGCTGGATGTAAACGACAAGCACTATGACAGAAAGTATCAGGATATGCACGACAGACTGGATATCCTGTACGACCGGATATCAGAGCTGGAGGACACAATAGCTGAAATCGAAGAGAAGATCAGCGGAGCCTACGGAGAGAAAATTACTGCAGATGAGCTCTATAAAGTTCTCCTGAGTTTTGATAGAATGTACTTTAAGATGACCGATCTCGAAAAGAAGAGGTTCATGAGAGATTTCATTGACGAGATCGAGTTGTACCCTGAAAGACAGGAAGACGGACGCATCTTAAAGCAGCTGCATTTAGGATTTCCGGTGTTTTATGAAGGTTCTGAAGGCGATACAATTCGGTTGCTCAAACAAAACACAGTCGAGACGGTGGTTTTGCTGACAAGAAATACATAATGGGAGGCTGAGAAAGCCGCTAAATCAAGGGATTTCTGCAATCCGGTGTCATCACGCTCCGGGGCAGCAGAGATCCTTTTTTCTGTTCGAGGGAACTTGTCGAGGCTCCGATTTGTGGAGGGTTGTGGCTACTATTCTGATTTAGATCGTAAAGTACTTAAGGCTTCGGTCAATTGAAGATAAAGTTGTTGATGAGTTGTTAAGGTTGTTAAGGATTCTTTTTATGGAAGGGTGCAAAATTCATGGGGGCTTTGAATGACTATCCACGTCTTTGTGGGGGGACATTTTTTATATTGCTGACTCGAGCAATGAAGAAACACGGTCGCGGCGGGAATAGTTACGGCCGCTCTCAGGCTGGTATTACAGAAGCGAATTTTCTGAAAGACCTGATCAGGGTTTTCTACCCTTCATATCCGGATCTTGCCAAATCTACGGAGAAGTCAAATGCGACCAAGTATAAGCAAGGGAAGAATCTAGGTGTGGGGTTTCCGGGCAATGATCCGATTGTTTTAAGTAAAATTCGATCGAAGTGTTAAAAGCGAATATAAAAAATGCTCATTTCAATGAATGAGCTGGTTGTGAAGTATATAGATGTAGACACATATGGAAACTGGCTAGTAAAAGCTCTTCTTCAGTTAATTGAAGAGGATGAAACCATACCTGGGGATGCATACTTTTATGTGAATACAGTTGAGGTGAACGAAAAGCTATATCTGGTGTATTTGCGACTTTCATGTAAGAAGCAGAGGAAATTTACGAAAGCAACGGTGGTGGATTACATGGTTCCGCACCGAGGAGATAAGGCACTGCTCTGGGACCGGAGCAACTGGCAGGCGCTGTGCAAACGGTGTCATGATAGGAAGACCATGCATGAAGACATGCATCCAGTGTATCATTTTTAGGCGCGGATTGAAGTATTTCATCGAAAGCGATACAATGTTGTTCGTAGAGACGTTTTCTTATTTAAGAATTAGATGACAATGTGCTTTATATGTGGATGACATCCATTATAAGAGATATAGAAAAGCAAAAACATACAAAACTTTGGATTTCAGAGCAGTGAATAGTGGAGAGCAAAATCTATGGATGATTTAAAACGCTTTATTCTCCCTGATAGAAAGAAGGCTTCTATCGTGTTAGGGTTACTTTGTGTAGCGGCTATAGCTTGGATCCTGTTTGTAATAAATCATTTCAAGGATAGCTTCGATGTAATCTTTTTTGTGTTAGCGGGTGAGTTAATGCTGTCTCCGTATATTATATTATTCATTTATGGATTAATACGTTATCCTAAAAGGGTTAAGGAACTTGAGCAACTTTGTAATACTCCAGAGGCTCAAGAAGATATAAGTAAAGACTTTCGTGAAGCCAGAGAGTATTGGAAAGGGGATGTACGGATTGGCGAAAGAAACATTTATGCACATGGCAAAATACTTCAGAGAAAAGAAGGCCTCTTTTTTTTGTATAAGAAGGAGGGCCAAAGGCTTTACAATTGGGTGGTTTATTTAAAGTACGGGATCGAAGAGATTAGAGTGCTATCAAGGGATACCTTGTTCACTAGCGAAGAGGATATTCGTAACGAAGTAGAGATAGCAAATAGATATTTATCTAATTGAGACGGAATAAAGAAAGACACAAAAGTATAGGCAGCATCAGAAAAGGCCCCTGGGGCGGGGTAAAATCTCTACAGCTTTATTTCCCAGGGACCGCCGCCCCCTCTCGCGTGAAAATCCGCGAAATTGTATAGGGGGGATCTGGCCTGCGGAAATGTCCGCAAAAAGAAGTCCGCGAAATGAATCGCGGGTTGCCGGCAGGCCGCATAAATACAGAAAAACACGAGCATTGGCCCCGTGCAATAATGACTCACGAAAGCAGTGATGGAGTAAAATCCACCGCTGCTTTTTTCATTCTCATTTCGTGGACAAAAGAAGCGGAGCACAGGTTTTCGTGGACAGGAGGATGAATGGATATATCAGAATTTACGGCCGCCTGCGCGAAACGATTCTGTCCGGAGTGCGGAATGGCCATAGAACGGAACAAAAGAGGCCGGCCGCGGAGCTTCTGCTCAGACCGGTGCAGATAGGCGTTTGACAAAAGACGTAAGCGCCAGAAGGAGAAGGAGGAATCGCGAAATGAAAACAGCAGAACTGAAGGTGCTGCCGGTCACCATACTCAAACCGGCTGAATACAATCCGCGCAAAAAGCTGAAGCCGGGCGACAAGGAGTACGAGAAGATCAAGAACTCCATCGAGGAATTTGGCTTTGCCGATCCGCTGGTGGTGAATGCAGACATGACAATCATCGGTGGACACCAAAGACTGACCGTAGCGATTGATCTTGGATTTACAGAGGTGCCCTGCGCAGTGGTGGATGTCGATAAGACCCGCGAAAAGGCGCTGAACATCGCGCTCAACAAAATCACTGGTGCATGGGATGAGAACCTACTGGCCGATCTTCTGAAGGATATTCAAGATTCGAATTTCGACCTGGGATTCACAGGCTTCGATCCGCCTGAGATCGAGACCTTGTTCAACAAGGTACACTCGAAGGACGTGCAGGAAGATGACTTCGACGTGGAGGAGGAATTGTCGCAGCCTGTGTTCTCACAGCTTGGAGACCTGTGGTGCCTGGGACCGCACAGGGTGATCTGCGGAGACTCCGCCGGCGAGGAAGTCTAAACCCGGCTGATGGACGGGCAGAAGGCAAACCTCGTCCTGCCGGGACTTTGTACCGGAAACATTTTATACGGTGCAGCTGCAGTCCGATGGTCTGAAGGCTTCCGGAAGGAAATATAAGGACAGGAGTGAAGCTGAGGAACTGGCTGAGCACTGCAGGAAAGAGGGACAGATGAGCATAACGAAGGTTGTGACGAAGGATAAGTCAGAAAAACCGCCGCTCCTGTATGACCTGACTTCCCTGCAGAGAGATGCCAATAAGATCCCGGGATA